AATAAAGATTGTTACATCTGCAGCTGTAGCCAATGTTCCTGCTGTTACAAGACCTCCTGCTTCGTAGAAAGCAACTGTAGCTTGAATAGGAGAAACAGTTAGGTCAACATCAGTAACGATACCTTTATTTTCACCTGACCCATCATTTTGGTGTACAACAACAGTTTGACCTTCTCTCAAAGCAATACCACCTTGAGCAGAGAATGGGTCTTGTCCGGTTGTAGCTTGACCTGCCGGAGCAGCGTCATCATTGATTTGGAATGTAGCTTGAGGGTCACCTGCTAGTGCTGTTGAACCACATTGTGTATACTTAACATGCAATCTACCTTGCTCTGCCCATTTAACTAAGTCAGAGTTAGAAGGCATTTCTGCACCGACTAATCTAAGGAATGAACTAATTGTTCTATTCCCATATCTTTCAAATTCTTTCTCATATGTATCAGGTAGATACTGATTTAAGAAATCGAAATTTTGGATATAGTTTGTTGCCAAGGGAACTTGTTGTGCCGATGGCTGTAGGTCAAATCCCGGACCTGTAAAAGCACCTGCCATAATTTCTAATTTTTAAGTTTTAATTTGCATACCATCCTTAGTCTTTGTTACTTGAGGAGTAGTTTGCTCAGTCATTTTTACATTCTTGAGTTTACCTACAACACTCTCTGTAGCATCGGATTTGCCTTGCTCATAAAAGAACCTAGCAAACCTTTCAGGATTGTGTGCGATGGCTATCGCCCTATGATAACCTTGTATATCCTCAATCAAACCACTTTCCTTGTTCATGAATTTTTGCGTTAGCAAGTTTGAATCAGAACCTTGAGCTTTAATCTCGTCAATACTTTTAGAAGGTAAAAAGGTCAACATCTTGTCTTCACCTACATTGAAGTCAAAACCTTTGAAATCAGTATGAAACAATTCATCAGTCTTTTTTAAAAACCAATCTCGTCTCCTTTTTATTTCTTCATCTTGGGTTTTCGCCTTTTTGACATATTCGTTATAAGCAATGATTGCTTTTTTATCAGCTTCAGAAAGGCTACCCGTACTTGACTCAAGGGGGTGCTTGTACATTTCCTTTTGCTCATTAAAAAACTTTCGTGCTTTAACGACTGCCTTTTTTTTGGCTAACCTAGCTTTTTTTATAGTTTTCTCTTCATCAACATCTTCGTCAAATGAATAGTCATCCATCAAAAGCTCTACATCATCCTTATCAATCGCTTCTCCTGAAGCAATCAAATATTCAGATAGTAGTTGGTCATCCTCTAAAGCATCGAAATCTCTGTTTAGTTTTACATAATCTTCGATTCCTCTGCCTGTCTTTTGTTTATACTCAAAGTATGCTTTAACATCTTCAGGCAATTCAGAATTGTTTTCTCTTTCTTCAAAGAGCTGCCCAACAGATGATACATCCTTATTGTATCTATTCTTAATAAATGAAAGAACATCTTCCTCACTTAACTCTGAGGATTGAGTAATTTCTTTTTCCTCCACCGGTTCACTAGTCTCCGGCTCAGGTGTAGTAGTTTGTTCTTCACCAACCTCTTTCACCTCAACCTTTGGGGTTTCAGTTTCTGTGGTTTCATCATTAAATTTTTGTTCGGCTTTATCTAACAACTCTTGTTCGACTTCAGCTTTTGATTTCTCGACAGATTCAACTGCCCTTACTTTTATTTCCATTTGATTAAATTATTTACAAAGTTAATATAAATTTTTCTTAATTTTTATCTAGGGTCAAACTCAGCTAAATCAAATCCATCTAAGCTATCCTCATTAGATTCAAAGTTCATAGGAGGTAGATTATTTTTTCTTTGATTTATCATTTTTGATTGCTCAGTATTTTGTTGGCTAATCCTTTCGGACTTAGCCTTATCCCTTGCACCTTCCCTAAACGCTAATGCTTGTTCAGAAATATTACGGAGCTTCATATTGTAGTCAAACTCTTCAGCCATTAACTGTGATTTAAGCATCGCTTCGTTCTTCATCTTTTCGATTTCAAACGCAATCTCTGCTTGTTTTAACTGCATTTTACCCTGCATTTCTGCTTGTTGTTTTTGCATTGCTGTTTGTGCAGCCATTTGTTGTGACTGCATTTGAGCTTGAGCTTGAGCTTGTTGCTGTTGCATTTTCATCTTTTGCTCTTGCTCGGCTTTTTGTTTACGCTTCAATTTTAGTAATTGATTCGCAAGTTTTATATTTTTTAATTCCCTAATATCAATAGCATCCTCAAGATTAATATCATTCTTAGATAAAGCCATTTGAATATTTTGCTCTAATTGCTGCTGTTCCTCTTCGTCAGGAGCAACATCAATAAAGATTCCAAAGTCATATATATATAAGTCGGAAATATCATTTAATATGCTTACATTGTATTTACCAATCTTGTTCACAAAGTCATCTTTAAAATCTGCGTACTCCAAAATATCAGCAACCCTATATGTTAATGCTTCAGCTAAGCTTCTGAACAAATAAAGACTTCCATCTAAAATATGTCTTGTGGCTACATTAGAATTTAAAGCTGCAAGTTTTTGTAATCCAACCAAAGAGTTAGGGTCAGGCACACTTCCATCTCTAGCTTCATTCAAACCTGTAACAGTTCTAATCATATTTAAGTAATGATTATAGTTACCAATTAACATTTGAGTTTTAGATGCACCTGAAGAAGACTGAAGTTCTTTGATAGGCACTCTTGCTTGATTGAAATCCCCATCTTGTGTATAAGACCTTCCAATAACAGAACCTGTTTGGAAATATAATCTTAATGCATCTTCAGGATTATAAGCATTTCCTGTGCCAAGGTCTACCTCATTTAATCCATCAGCATCTATGTATACACCATCAGGTACTACCCTAGCAATTACTTGCTGTAGTTTGAGGTGAGTCATTTGGATGAGGTCAGCAAAAGGAATCATTCTACGAGTTAAAGACTCAATAACACCCTTGTACATTCTTGGAGCTACAGCTACATAATTAGGCAAGGCATGTTGACTTGCTGATTTTGGTCTTACCATGTTGTGAGCTAACTCCCACTTGAGTAGAATATTAGTTCCCATAACCATAACCCCTTCGTACCAAACATCAACAGTCTTTGATATTTTCACAAAGTTTCCTTCTTCTTGAAGCTCCTTTGGTGGGTTGAAAGAATCATCTTTTTCAATAACCCTACTTCCACCTGTTTCTAAAATCTTCTTTTTATATACAACCTTTTGCGTGGTTTTATAATTAAAATACATTAAGGTAACAGTATCTCTATAAAAGATATCGTTTTCATAAAACTGAGCTACATTATAGTAATCATACCATGATTGACCATATTTTGAAATCTCTTCCAAATCTTCATTAGTTAGTGATGGGTCAATCTTTTTGCACTCAATAATTGGTAATACTTTTATCTCTCCCCAATAAAAACAATCTTTGAAGTGTGGGTCTTCAGTATAACTGTAAACCATGTTTGCAGGGTCTACATATGAAACCTCAACACCTGCTCCCGGCAAAAATTCATGTTTAGCGATTCCTATACCTAATACAGCTAAATCATAGTCAAATCTTTTTCTTAAGTCTAGATATTTATTTTCTTCTAGTATTGTGTTAATTGCCTCTTCTTCAGCGATTTCGATTGCAGGTTTATAATTAAGCTGCATATACAAAGCGAGTTCTTCATCGCTAGAAGGTAGCTCATCAGGAGATGTGGTAAATGGGTCAACACCTGATTGTTTTTGAAGATTTAATAAAAAATCTTTAGCAACCATTTGACCCTCAATCATGTCTTGATATTTAGAACGCTTGGCTTGAGACATAGCATCTTGTGCATACGCTTTAACCTTAAACATTCTGTCTGCCATTCCATTAACAACAATATCTACGAACTTTGGAATAATCGGAACGGGAGTCCAATCCAAATTTAGATAAGACAAATCACCATCAATAGCTAATTCATCTTTGTATTTTTTAATTGATTGCTCTCCTCTAGCATACAAACGGAGTCTGTGAAAATCTCTCCATTGGCTGTAATACCTGCAAGAGTTTCCATCTTTTTTAAACCATTCGTACTGAATAGCCTGACCAATCTGTAGACCAAATTCGTCTGTAGCCTTTTCTGCATCGGATACAAACTGACTTGGAAATCCTGCAGATGTAATATTTATCTTTACATCTTTCATCTAATAATTTCGCTTTGTGTTCCCGTATTAGTATACCTTGCAAAGTTAATCATAATTCTTGACTCTTTCTTTTCAGGCTGATATAGGTGCTTTTGACAAGCCATAATCGCTAACCCGGAACTTATTGTTGCATCAAATCGAGTACGATTACTTATGTCAAATCGTGCCCAATCCATTAATGTTCTATTAAAAGGCATATAACCCATTCCATCTTCCTCCTCAAAGTTGATGCCTATATGTTTTTCTATATAAGATTCTATAGCTGAAGCATGAGCTTGTTTGACAGCTTCGCTTGTATTAGGAATACCTCCTAATTCTTTTTCTGTTTTAGATAGTTTTGAATAATGTTTGTCAGGTCGGTTTATACAAAACCCTCTATATCCTCTGTTTTTAAAATGATATAATAATCTAGGTTTGTTATTCTCCACCAAAATTGGCATACCATAAAACACACAAGCCATCAATACTTCTTCAAAAAATATTTCTGCTGTTTGAGGTCTAGCTACATATTCTAAAAAAAACTGATTATCAGGACAGTCTTCAATACTAAATTTTGAAAGTCCATGTAATGCTCCATTAGAACCTCCTCCTCCTACAGTACCTGATATATCATAGCTATCACATCCAAAAGCACCAAGATGCTCATTGCCCGGATAACTAACACTTCCTTTTTTTATAATCCTGTTTTGTAAACCTGCCTTTGGAGTCCATGAAACTAGAAACCTTCCCCGGTTGTCGGGATACCATTCTACCTTAGTATCTTTTATTCCATCCTTCCACCTAAAACTACCTTTAGTTAAATGGTGGTCTTGAATCATACTGTCGTTATAATCTATTTGTTGGTAGATTCTTGTTAGATTAAATAATGAAGACTTGCTTTCATCCCTGAATGCATGAGACTCAGTTCTTGGAAATTGTCTATAATATTCATTCAATGCATCAGGGTCATTCTTTAATGAGTCTACTTCGTTTTCCCAATACTCAATTGCTCCTTGATAAATCATTTCATTATCAATACCTAACACTTCTGTGGGAGGTGTATTTAAAACAGGCATACCATATCTATCAATAAATCCTTCCATGTTCCATTCCATAGGAATAAACAAAGAGTACAACCCACTTTTAGTTTGCCCGTTAGCGTTTCTATCTAAAACATTTGATTGATAAAAAAGCTTTTTGAAATTTTCTCCACCTTTATCCAAAGCATTAGAGGTAGACCCCATCATGCATTTACCAATAATTTTACTACCTAATCTTAGGCAGGTTTTAGTTACTCGCCAATTATTTAATATGTTGTTTGGTTTTAACCACTTTCCACTTTCATCATGAACTAGAAGTAAAAGCTTTTCTCCATCGTAAGAGTTATCGTCAGTATTTTTCCAATCTATAGTTGTATCCAAACCCTCAATAGAATCCTCTTCTATTTCATACATATTCTTTTTAGTAATCTTAGATGCAGGTACACGATAAGCTAATTCAGTTTTTGGCTTATCCATACCATCCATAATAGGTTTAAAAAAGAAGGGTAATCTACTATTGATAGGAACAACCTTGTCTGTAAACATCTTCTTTGCATCAGAACCTGTTTTAGATAAAACTCCGATTCGTGCATCTTTTGCTAGAGTAGCTCTGTTTACACATTCTGATGAACTCATAAATGAAAAACCTGAACGCCTAATCTTTAAGTAAATCATACCAAAGCTTCGGGAGTCAGCCATACAAGCTTCCCAAAATATATATAACAATCTATTTGCTTCTCGGAAGTCAGGGTATCCTACATCTATACT